GCAACTGAAAACCAAAACACAAATAATAAAACATGGAATGATGAGGTATCTAGTGAGGTATTCATCTCAAAGGCAAAATTTAACTAATGGCGTACCAATATTGGAATAGATATAGTGATTTTTTAATTAATGGTGAACAAACCATTGTTCCTTTTGTGCAATTACCCCAAAAACCAACTGATAAGTCTTACATATATAAAGTTGCTCGTAGTCGATTAGATGTGGTATCTCAGGAATATTATAATTCACCATATTTTGGTTGGTTAATTTTACAAGCGAACCCTCAATTTGGAGGTCTTGAAAATAATATATTCGACGGAGCGGTATTGATTATTCCTTATCCACTACTACCTTCATTACAAGACTATAAAGCGGCTTTAGAAAATTATTTCTATTATTATGGCAGGTAACAGACCAGGAGACAACAGTGGAAACGTATTAGTGGAATTTGATTACAATAACATTATTGTTGTTGACCCAAATAAAACTATTGATGCGTTTGGTAATATTAGTGAAAGATTGGTTGACCATGAAAATATGGTTATGTTTGCCAACCTTGAGGCTGAAGTATTACCAAGAACTAAGTTAGCTGTTGGTGGAAGTCCTGAAGATAGGGCTAGAGTTATTTCTGTTGCTAAAATTAATTTTTTAAGACCGACAGAAAATACACATTTAACTTCAGGTTATTATGATGAATTAACTGGTAAAGGTACTCGAAATGGTTTGGGTAATAATCAAACAAGGATTGAAACTATTGCACCAAATGATGGAACAAAACCATATGATAGAGTTACGGTCAATAATCCTGGAAATGTATCTACCGATAATGGATTATTAGGAATAACATCAATTAACGTAAGAACTAATAGTTCATTTGTACCACAAGTTACAATTCTTCTTGAAGATATTCAAGGTAAAGCCTTGTTTGAATTAGGTGATAATTCACCTTATGCCGCATTTTTTAATTTACCGTACCCACCATTTTATTTAACACTTAAAGGGTTTTACGGACAGGCAATTAAGTACCAATTAAACTTAAAAACATTCCATGCATCATTTAACACATTTAGTGGGAACTACCAAATTCAGTTAGAGTTTGTTGGATATAAGTTCAATATACTCAATGAAATATCTATGGGACATTTGTTGGCGGCACCACACATGTACAGTACACGATTTGATATTTCTAAATCGCCAACGTCCGCCGAGGGTGGAAACAAAAATATTGAGTCAACCACAAAACAAAGTAATACGATTGCGGGTCAGGCGAGTAATAGCTCAAATGATGTGGTTACTCAAATTGTTAGTGAAAAAGGTTACCAAAAAGTAATTGAGGTTTATAGTGAGTATAAAGCAAAAGGATTACTTGACCCTGATTTTCCTGAAATGACATTTGCTCAATTCATGAATGCATTGGAAAATTTTGAAAAAACTATTATTGATTCGTACACTAAAGTTGATGTGGAGCCACTCACTAATATTAGGGCTTATAAAGAAACTTTAAAAAACTATTATAACGAAATCTATGGTTCTGATACGTCTTGGTATAATACATATATGAATTTAAGACCAATTGTTTTAAAAAATGGTACTTATGTTTATGCATTTAAAGATGAAATATTAAAAGACCCTGTAAGACAACAAGCCGCCCGAACACTATTAAGTGGATATACTTCTCAATTTAATACGTTATTGGCGGAAAACCCAACTCTTGGAACAACGGGTAAGTCCCCAATTAAAAATCCAATAACGTATAATACTATGTTGATTAATGTTAATTTAGATGATATTGACTTAACTAAAACAACAATTCAACAAACAGGTATATTAGCGCCAACTACCGCTGATACGCAAACAACTAAAGTTTATTTGGAAAAACTATATACACCAATTCTTGAGGTAAGTTTAAATCCCGTGGCGTCTTCAAACCAATCAAGTTCTGTTAATTTAGTTAAGACACCATTTTTTATTTTTAAATCAAATACGGTGACAAATCAAGTTGAACCAAGATTTGAAAATTTAATTTATCAACTTGAAGCGGAAGCGAATAGAAAATTAACAGATTACGAAACTATATTAACTGCGGATTTTTCAAGAAAAATAGAAGACTCTAAAATTGGTCTTGGATTTAAACCGACGGTAAGAAACGTTTGTGCGGTTATTATGGCTTCAGCAGAAGCATTTATTCGTTTAATGGATGAGGTCCATACAAATGCTTGGAATGTTAAATATGACCCTGTTAGACAATTAGCGATTTTAGATAATCCTTCATCGGCACCTGGTACTGATACAGTTGAAAATGTTAAAAAGTCACAGGAAGCCTCAAATCAAAATCAAGGGTTATCTACAAGTCAAGTTCCTGTTTATCCTTGGCCACAATTTTTTGTTGAAACACCTGATGATAAAAAAGGACGTTTTCAATTAAGATATATTGCAGACCCTTCAGTTGTTGATATTACTAAAGGTTATCTTTATGATAAATGGCCTGAAGTTGAATTTGTTGAAGAGTATATGAGAGGTATCACTCAAAGGTTTAATCCTCCAATAGCTCAAGTTCCAACTGATAGTCAAGCAACAACAAATATTATTAATATAAATGCAATAGAATACCCGTCAAATGGTATTGCTTATGTTAATAAAGAGGAGGTTAAATTTTTTTACGAAATTTGGGAAAGACAATTCTTAACCGCTAATTATTCAGGTTATATCCGAGCAAATGCAAATCAGTTGAACCAATTAACTGATTTAGTTTTGAGTTCAGAAACAACTAACATTGTTACGAGTTTAGGGATTAGCTCTCCTTTCTTAACTTTAAAACTTAAGAACTATAACATTACCGCCCAAAATTACGAAGAAACTTTATTTAATTTTTCTAATCAAGGTACGGGTAGGGCATATCAAGAATTCATTAGGGATTTTTATGTTACACCATATATTAGAAATTTAACAGAAAATTCGTTCAACATTCTTAGTACAAATGATTTAGGTAAAGAACCTCAAAACCCTGCTAAGTATGAAGCGTTAGAACAATTAGTTAAAAACGCATCGAATGACCCATTAATTATTGATACATACCCATTTACAGACCCAACTTGGGTTTCTGCAAATATGGCTCAAAGTGATACAAACACAAATAATAACGTATATAATACAACTCAAGTATTACAAGTGTTTAAAGAACGTAACGTTATTTCAAATTTTGATAGTGTTTACAATTATACAACAAATAGACCTGTAACAAATTTTTCTTATTTAACAGTCACAGACCCAACTTCTGAAATTGTTCAAACTAATTTAACAACATTTTTAGATACAAGAAAAGACCCTAATAAGTTCGTACCAACTGAAGGGTATGTTTACCACACAAGGACAATCAATAATATTACGACTGAAACAACAACTACCATGTTAAACACACCATACATGGTAAATGCTATTCAGAATGGTGTTTATAATTGGAGAAAGAAAGATAAATACCCGTATGTTCAAGCGGCTTATTTGTTTATTAATTCATTACCATTAGCATCCTTAAAAGAAAAGTATAAAACATTAGATGCTCCAAATGATTTAGATTACATTGCATCTTGTTTTAAAAAGTTTGGTGCAATTCATAAAATGCCATACGCTTGGGTTTTAAAGATGGGTTCTATTTGGTATAGGTATAAAACCTACAAAACAACTGGTGTAGATTTCTTGGATAGTGCTTGGACTAATTTTGATTACAAAGTTAATTTTGACCCAATTACTAGTTCTGATACAAAAACATATAAATTTGAGTTTGATGGTGTTAAAGAAATTACATTACAAAATGTGACATCCGTAAACAACCCAAAAATGCAAACAGGATTTTATCCTAAAGTGATTAACGACTTTAACGTATTCTATAATGGATATGATTTATATGTTGATTACACCGATGAAGAAATCCAAACAAGTATTAGTGGTGGTATGAAAGTCTATAATTTTAGAGATTCAAACATTAACCCAACTAATTCAGTTATTGATGTATTAAGTGGTGTTCCAAAAATAACAACAATTGAAACTTGGTCAGTAATTTTACCTGATACTGTTATGGATTTAAATAGTTTATCAGGTAATTGTAGACCAAACCAAAATACTACAAGTGGTAAATATTTTATAATACCTTCGTTTGGTTCACCAATAAATCAAATAAATGCTGAGTTGTTGGTGAATAATGTTCAAGGTACGGTGTTTTTAAATAATCCATCAATTTATAATGGTTCGGTAAGAATGTTGTGGTCGGCACCAAATTACGGTTATTTTGATAACACACAAGTAGTTAAACCAAGTCCTGAAAAATATGTTAATAAAATATTAACAGGTAACACAAAACAATCGGCCTTTAAATTATTGATTACTGATGAGTATTCAAACATTGAAGAAATATTTTCAGTTTTTGATAAAAGTATTTTAGACAAGTTTGAACAAGAGTTTTTAAATTTCTCTAAACCAATTGCGGATATTGATTTAGGTCCACAAGTAGGTGTACCTATTGGTGAGTCACCTGTCGATAACACTGCGGTATTTAAAAACTTTCAGTATTTGTTTTCCAGTTTAATGACGGTAAATGCAAATACAGGATTATCAAATTCAGAATATTTTAACACATTAGGTAATACACAATTAACGTCATTCTCAAATACAATCAAATCATTTTTAGAGTATGATGTAATGTTAAAGTATGGTAATCCTGCAAATTATAAGAGAAGAGTTGTTGATTCATTTATAGCGTCAAACAACGGACCAAATGTTGTGGTTGACCCAATTAATTTTGGTACATATGTTAACAACACATTACCTTCGAGTAACGGAACAATAACTTTAGCACAATCAAAGGCTCAGTATCCTGATGAATGGTTGGCGTTAGAAACCGAGATTGGATTTTCAACAATACAAAACTTGAGATATACTAATCAAGGTTCGTATATTACGGATTTTTTTATTGATAATAATATTGAGTTTAATGTTGACAACATTGTTTTATGTTCACAATTAATAAAACAATATGCAACACAAAAACTTTTAACACCAACTTTAACAAGCGATGAGTTTAAATCTAGAATACAACTTTATTTGAACGGCACAACTGCAATCCAAAATTTATTTATAAATCAAGTATTAGCGGGAGTTAGACTTGCCTTACCTAATCAACAAGAGTTACCTGAAAAGAAAATACAAAGTGTTATTGATGGACAACAGTCCAAAGTTGAAAATTATGAGGTATTCAAAGCTTTAAATGACAAATGGGTTGCGGGTGGTGATTATTCGAGTAAGACGTTATTTGAAGATTTCTTATTCTTGGACAGAGCTTCAAGAAACATTGGTGATACTTTATTAGTTGATATCTTCTCACTAAAAGATACTCTGTTAGGGAATAAGACCTTTGAAGAGTCGTCGTTCAATATGGAAATGAGTGTATTCACATTTTTAAGTGGAATTCTTATTAAGAATAAATTTAATGTGATGCCATTACCAGCATATGTTAATTTTTATAATGTTCAAGATGCGGATGGAACAACTCTTTCACAAAATTCTGAAGGTTCTTTAGAGTTTGCTGATAATATGTGGGGAACATTCTTAGATGTTGATTATAGAAAATCAAGTCCAAAAGTTGTTTGTTTTTATGCGGGACTACCGTCGGCTCAATTAGATTTACCTAAGGGCAATTCAAGGTTTAGAGATGATTCATTTGAATTACGAAGAGCATCTGAAAATCCATTAATTGAAAATCAGATTGGTAAAAAAGATTGGGCGGTATCAAATAAATGTGTTGGGTTTAATGTTGATATAGGAACTAGAAATCAAAATATATTCTACTCGTTTGAGGTTTCAATGGATAGTGGTAAGGCAACCTCAGAGTCCATACAGACTCAAATCGATATGGTTAACCAAGCTAATGGTAAGAATGTTGCAACTCAAAACGTTGGTTTATATAATTTATATAAGAAAAGGAGTTATCAATGTCGTGTAATTTCTTTAGGTAATGCATTATTACAACCAACAATGTATTTCAATTTAAGACACGTTCCAATGTTTAACGGACCTTATTTGATTACTGAAGTTAATCATAGTATTCAACCTGGACAATTCCAAACAGATTTTACGGGTATTAGACAAGGTATTTTTGATTTACCATCTATTGATAATTTATTACAAAGTTTAAATCAAAACTTATTAACACAGATTGAAACTGCGATATTAAAGAAAAAAGATAACATACCAAACAAACCAATTACAAATATTAATAAAACTGCGCTTCTTTCACAAATAGGTGAAAATACTGCTGCCGCGGTTAATAGTTGTACATTATCGTTAAATACTAACTACGTTACTTGGGGAGATTTTGTTGAATCTATCACAACTGGATTGACACCACAAGAATTAGCCGATGCAATTGTTGCGAAAACAAGTGATGCGAATTTACAAGTCCTTATTTACTTAATGTGTTACATTAAAACGTTTAATCAGGACAAGTTTTATGGTTATAATAATAACTTTGCTAATGTTGAGTTAAGCGTGTATTGGGGACCAAGTACTCAGTACTTTATACAAAAACAAGCTTCGTGTGTATCGGTATCAAATTCAAATTCAACAAACAACCCAACACCAATTGCTAATTTTACTAATCTTGATAAATTTTTGGATTTCATGATTGCGAGACTAACACCAAATGTTAGACGTATTTTATTTGGTGAAAATGGTAATGCACCATTAGGATTACCAAAATATTATGTTTGTTATTGGACACCTGCAACAAGTGACAATCCTAATATAACACCAGAATATTTTGACGAAAATCAAAATGAGTATACAACATTATTTGAAACAGTTAAAGATGGTTTAAAATCGGCCAATAGAGTACAATTAAATGGTGATGCGACTAACACAGTTGTACAAGCTAACACTGCTCAAGAGCAACAAATTGCTAGTGGAGGTACAGGTACAACAAATAATCAAAATACTACATCAACACCACCAGTAGTTTGTTTACCACCATCCATCACATCATTCACACCATTAACGGGTGTAACAGGTACAATCGTTAATATTATTGGTAATGATTTAGGTTCCGTAACGGCCGTTACGGTAAATGGGGTTACGGTAACAACAGGAATTACTATTAACAGTGAAACCAATGTGGTAGTTATTGTTCCGTTTAGTAATACTACGGTACCACAAAATAATGTAATAACATTAGGTGGGGTTTATGGTAGTGGCTCAACTACAACAACATTTACTTATAACCCACAACAAGTTTCTGCGGCACCACCAACAGTCGCTCCATCAGTACCACCAAATAGTAATACAAATCCGCAACAAACAGGACCTGTGGTTATGGTATCGGAATTTGATAGTTCGTCTAATGAACTTACAGTAAAAATCAATCCTGAATTAATACCTGGAGGATTTGTAGGAAATGCTGAATGGTTATACTTAAGCGCTCCAAAACCATCATTGACGTACCAATGTGTAAAAATGAGTGCAACATCAAACAATCAATACGTTCAAGTTATTTTAGGTGAAGGAACAATACCTTCTAGTTATATGGATAATTTCTTTAATAATGAAACTACATATATATTAAACGCCGAAGATGTGTTATTTTATTTTGATAATGAAGGTATTGATATTCCAGAGGGTACTAGTAAAGTACTTTGTACTTTGAAAATAAGTGCCAGAAAAATACAACAACCAAATGAAAATAGTACGGCAACACAATTCTTCCAATTTGGATTCACTCTATAATTTAACAAATAACGATATATTTATATAGAAACATAATTATGGACATTAAAACAGCATTAGACAACTACCTTGGTAAATCTACAAGATTTTCACAAGAAGATAATGGTGACGGAACTAAACAAGTTTGTGACTTGGATACAGGAGATTGTTATACTGTAAGAGAAAGAGATGGTCTTATTGAAAGAGCTGGACACCAAACAACTGCCAACAGAAAAGTTAGAGTTGAAACATCTAAAGGTATAAAGCAATTGTTAAACGGTTAACAAAATGAGTATAGACAGAAAAATTTTAAGTGAAATTGAAAGATACAGAAGTATCAACAAATATATTTTAGAACAGGCTACCGAGCCAGCTGCGGATGATTTAGCGGCGTTAGCACCTGATGCGGGCGCGGCACCTCCACCACCACCTGCAGATGCAGCGGCAGTTCCCCCACCACCTCCAGGTGATGCGGCGGCTCCACCAGCACCTGAAGCAGGAGCGGCTCCTGAACCTATTGATGTGGAGAATGACCCTGACGTTGAAAAAATTGATGATGAGGGTAACTCAGAAGAAAAAGGTGGAGAAGAAACTGATTCTGAAGAATTAGACATAACTGAATTAGTTACCGCTCAGAAAGATATTCAATCAAAACAAGATAGTTACTTTGATAATTTGTTTGGTCAATTAAACAAATTGGAATCAAGATTGGGTGAGATGGATTCAATTATGAATAAGTTAAACGCTCTTGAAAACAAAATCGAAAAGTATCGTGAAAAAACTCCACAAGAAAAATTGGAGTTAAGAACGTATGATTCATATCCTTATAGTCAAAAATTATCACAATTTTTTGATGACAAATCAGAAGAGATGGAAAAGACGGGAAAAAATGATTATGTTTTAACACCTGATGACGTGACTGACATCAATGTTAATGACATTAAGAATTCTTTCCAAGGTAATGGATTTGAGGACGAGTTCAAATACAAATAACAAACACAACAAATAATGTAAGGTCACCCAAAAGGTGACCTTTTTTTATTTGACAAAGTGGGAAAACTAGACTATATTTGTAAGACAAATTAAACTTAAATATATAAAACATGATGAGTTCATTAGACGCCGTATTGGCACAGTACGAAAAAGCACAACAAGGGGGCGGGGCCCAAAGTAAAATGTCACAAGACGAAAGAATGAAAAAGTATTTCGCTTGTATCCTCTCTGACAAAGAGAAATCAGGACAACGTAGAGTACGTATCCTCCCAACACATGATGGTTCTTCACCATTCAAAGAAGCATGGTACCACGAAATTCAAGTTGGTGGTCAGTGGAACAAATTCTATGACCCAGGAAAAAATGACAACGAGCGTTCACCTTTGAATGAGGTATACGAAGAGTTGATGTCTACGGGTAAAGAATCGGACAAAGAATTGGCAAAACAATACAAGTCTCGTAAATTTTACATCGTTAAAGTTATCGACCGTGATAACGAGGAAGATGGGGTTAAATTTTGGAGATTTAAACACAACTATAAGAATGATGGTATCTTGGATAAAATCATTCCGATTTGGAGAAACAAAGGTGATATCACTGACCCTGAAAAAGGACGTGACCTTATCATCGAATTGACTAAATCTAAAACACCTGCGGGTAAAGAGTACACAAGTATCTCTACAATCATGTACGATGACCCAACTTCTGTACATGAAGACAAAGCTCAGGCTGACGCTTGGATTAATGACGAGTTGACTTGGATGGATGTATATTCTAAGAAACCTGTTGATTACCTTGAGGCAATTGCTCGTGGAGAAACTCCAAAGTGGGATTCTGAAAAAGGTGGATACGTTTATGCAAACGACCTCGAATCAACAACATCTATTGGTGGTGGTAAATCTACACCGTCTGTTGACCCACAGGCTAACGACGAAACTGACTCAGAATTACCATTCTAATTTAACAGAGCATGGACACTTACATTAACATAGTGTCCATGCTTTTTTTATTTAATCAAGAAAAAAACAACACATGCAAAATAGAATTGGAAAAAGAATGTTTGAATCTCTTGTATTGAAATACGAGAGTGAAGTTGCTGAGGCTGAGGCAATATTAATGGTTTATATGGAAAATGCTGTAGGGATTGGTGAACACCCACAACATTTGGAAGAGATGGATAATTTCGTCGAGAAACTTGCAAACGCGTCAGATAAACTTGTAACCATAAAAGAATTTTACGCAAAACATTATGGCAATTAAGAAAAACGATTTTAGCTCGGTAAAGAAGAAATTCTCTACTTCTGCTAAATACAAACCACAAAGATTTTTTGACTTAGGTCCTGACTTCTTGGATGCGGTTGGACTACCTGGTCCTGCGATTGGACACTTGAATATGTTCTTGGGTCACTCAGATACGGGTAAAACGACTGCTTTGGTTAAAGCTGCGGTTGATGCTCAGAAGAAAGGTATTCTACCTGTGTTCATTATCACAGAACAAAAATGGTCTTTTGAACATGCAAAACTTATGGGTTTTGAATGTGAAGAAGTAGTTGATGAGGAAACAGGGGAAATTGATTGGGATGGTTTTTACATCTTCAACAATGACTTTGATTACATTGAACAAATCACAGACTACATCAACAGTTTGTTAGACGCTCAAGAAAAAGGTGAATTGGATTACAGTTTATTATTCTTGTGGGATTCTGTTGGTTCAGTTCCATGTAAGATGACTTACGATGGTAAAGGTGGTAAACAACACAACGCATCTGTATTGGCAGATAAGATTGGTATGGGTATCAACCAACGTATTTCAGGTTCACGTAAATCTGATTCAAAATACGAAAACACTTTGGTTATTGTAAATCAACCTTGGGTTGAATTACCTGACAATCCATTTGGACAACCAAAAATTAAAGCAAAAGGTGGTGAAGCTATTTGGTTAAACTCATCTTTGGTATTCTTATTTGGAAACCAAAAAGGTGCGGGAACAAATAAAATTACTGCAACAAAAGACAAAAGAAGTGTTAAGTTTGCAATCAGAACAAAAGTATCCGTAATGAAAAACCACATCAATGGATTAGGTTATGAAGACGGAAAGATTATTGTGACACCACACGGATTCTTGGCAGGTAAAGAAGCATCTGAAGAGAA